ACGCAACTCCCGCACAAATCAAACTATTACTTACACGTATAGGTTTTAATTCTAAATTTTTTATCTCGGGTGATCTTGAACAATCTGATAAATTCAAAGATATTACGAGAAGTGGATTATATGATGCTAAAGTTAGATTAGGTGGATTAAAACACATAGGTATCCATGAGTTTGGTACTGAAGACATCGTTAGAAACCCCCTGATCAGTAAGATTCTTAAAAGATACGAGTAATTAAGGATTTACTTATAACATTTTTTTTATTATAATTAATTTATGGAAATTTTTATTAGTATAGATGGTGTACTACGAAATACAATAGCGAAATTCGACTATCACTACAAAGATTATTATTTGGATAGTGAAGAGGACGAAAAGACAGAAGAAGAAAATAAATTTGACTATGGAGTAATCGAACCCGTAAAAAATGAATTTCTTTTAGATAGTTATAAATTTCAATCGAAAGATGAGTTTAATAATTTTCTTTTCCTTGACTATTCAGTTGAGATCTTTGGTCATGCCAATCCAACTTATAAAAATGTTTTTCATGACTTAAACACATTAATATATAAAAATAAAGAACATAGGTTTACTGTGATCGGTATTGACGAATTAGGTAAATCTAAACCATCAACACTATTCTACTTATCAAGGAATGGTTTTATGGGTAACAATGTTAGGTTTAGTATATCTTCTGAAATAGATAATCTTTGGAAGAAGTGTGATTTATGGATTACCGACAATAAATCAATAATTGATAGTACTCCAAGATTTAAAAAATCTGTAAAGTTCAATAATGACTACAATCAATACTTTACAAATAAGCACGAAATTCATAAATTAACAGAAATAGACAAAACATGGTTGAAATCTTCGGGGAATATTATTACATCGACTTGGACAAGATTAATGAAAAGTGTGAAATAAAACTTGACACTAAAGAAAGTGCGAGAGATAATGAAAAATTAGAGATCGAACAAACTATTAATGTATTCAAGTATGATACAGTAAAACAGTGTATTGATACTATTTTAACTGAACAGGGTCCCGAAGACGGGGCATTAGGTTTATACGCGTCTGACGTGTCTTTACCGTTTAAGTTTGCGTTTAACACCCTAATAAATTATGAGATTTTAAGAAAATACGATGAGTAACACAAAAGAAAACTTACAAAAATTAGAATCCGCACTTAGTCGGTTAGGTAAAAAAGAAAATAAAATATATTTTTTAACCTATGATACTAAGAACAATGCAAGAGCGGCAGTAAAATATATCTATGATACTGTGGAAACACTTAGAAATGATGGATATGACGCCAAAATACTTGTAGAAGACAATAAATATGTTGGTATAAAATCATGGTTAGGTGATAGATATTCTGATATTCCGATTGTAACAATCAAAGAAGATCAAATACAAATGGAACTCGATGATGTTATAGTAGTACCTGAATTCTATTCAAATGTTTTGGAACAACTTGCGAATATAAAATGTACTAAAGTAATGTTAGTACAACAAACTGAGTACATATTTGAAACATTACCTGTGGGGGCAAGATGGAGAGACTATGGTTTCGATAAAGTAATCACAACGACTGAAACTTCAAAAGAATACATCAAAAGTGTATTCCCTGAATCGTTAGTTTACGTTAACCCACCTAAGATTGGTGATAACTTCAAACCTTCTGAAAATCCCGCTAAACCATTTATTGCGATTAGTGCGAGAGATAGAGGACAACACAGAAGAGTTATATCAGAATTTTACTTAAGATATCCACAACTAAGATGGATTACTTTCAAAGACATGGTACAAATGACTTATGAGGACTTTTCAAAACAACTTAGAGAATGTATATGTTCCGTTTGGATGGACGATGATTCAACTTTTGGAACATTCCCTTTAGAGTCTATGAAATCTGAAGTTCCTGTAATTGGTAAAATACCAACAAGGGAACCCGAATGGATAGGTGAGAATGGAATTTGGACTTATGATATCAATAAGATTGTTGAATTAATTGGTACGTATGTCTTAGCATGGTTAGATGGTGTGACAATAAAAGATGATGTCAAAGAAAAAATGAGAGAGTCATTAGTTCCTTATACTGATGATATTATAGATAATAATGTACTCTCAATTTTCAATTCTTTGAAAAACTCAAGAGTAAAACTTATTGAGGAGGCATTGGATAAATTTAAAGAAGAAGAAGTAACAGCATGAAAAATATAACAGTAATACTACCAATTCACACAATAGATGGTGATTATGGTGAAATGTTAAGTAAAGCGGTCGAATCAGTGGAACAATTTCACGATGATGTAGTTTTAAACATCGTTGGACCAAAAGACGTTGTCGGTTCATTAACCAAAGAGGGTTTATCCGATAAATTAGAAATTACACTCACAATAAACAAAGGAGATACGGGTTTTTGTTCACAAGTAAACTTAGGTATTGAAGAATGTAAAACGGAATGGTTTTCCATTTTAGAAATTGATGATGTGTATACTAATAATTGGTTAAGATCTTTTGAAACATACAAAGATTCATTCGGAGAAGATATCGATGTATTTTTGACAGTAGTCAAAGATGTAAATACTGAAGGTAAATTATTAAACTTCACAAATGAGTCTGTATGGGCTTATGGTTTCACAGAGACCCAAGGAGTACTAAACAACGAAGTCCTATTAGATTACCAAAACTACCAAACAAGTGGTGGTTTCTATAAAACAGAAGCGGTAAAATCTAATGGTTCATTTAAAGATAATATTAAACTCACTTTTAGTTATGAGTTTTTATTGAGATTGACACATAATGGTGTCAAAATCGCGGTCATCCCACAGACGGGGTATAAACACGTTAATTTTAGAGAGGGGTCATTGTTTTGGAATTATAAAAACAGTGAAGAAGACAAACTTAAAACTAAAGAAGCTCAGTTTTGGTTAGAAACAGCAAAGAAAGAATTCTTTTTCAAAAATAAACGAGAAGTAGAATATGTAGAAAATTAATGCCGAGAAAGCGAACCCAAAAAATGTACTTTGGGGAGGAGCAAGAACAAGCGGTAGTACGATATTTAGAATCCGAAAACGACGAAGAAAAGAATAAGATATTCAATGAATATTTAAGAGAACCTCTCAAAATAATGGTGGAAAGTATAATCCGTCGTTACAAATTATATAGAAAAGACTTAGAATTTATAGAAATTCACACTGATACCATGTCATTTTTGATGACTAAGATCAGTAAGTTTGACACAACAAAGAATTACAAAGCGTATTCCTATTTTGGTACGATCTGTAAGAATTACCTTATGGGTATGATACAGAAAGATCAAAAAGAACAGAATAGGTCTGTATCCTATGAAGATATATCCTCACGGATAGAAGATAGGGCGGACCTTTCTTACATTATAGATGAAGAAATCATCGATTATAAAGACGTAGTTAATAAACTAACAACAGAACTCGAAGTATTTGTAGAAGAACAAGAACTTAACGTGAATGAAAAGAAGTTAGGTTACGCACTTATAGAAGTATTTTCAAACTTTGAAAAGGTATTTCAAATCGGTGAAGGTAATAAATTCAATAAAAATCTAATTTTATTGTCTTTAAGAGAAATGACATCTTTAACCACTAAGGAAATACGGGTAGCAATGAAGAAGTATAAGAAACTTTACGAAACACTTAAACTTGCCTTCATAGAATATTAAACATTAATATTTATAGTTATGAGAAGAAAAAAGAATATACTATCGTTTGATACCGATTCTGCATTGTCTCTCATGCAAGAAATTTACAATGATATCGTAGAGCAGAAACAAACTGCAAGTATGATAACAAAAAAGATGTTAAGTTTCATGAAAGAGGCGGAGGATATGAGTGTGATTGGACCAGTTATAAAAGAACAACAAAAAATACTAAATGATTGTACTGAAAAGAAAATATCATTAGTAAAGTTACAAAGTGCCATAATGAAACAATCAGGTACAGGTAGTTCAACACAAAGTGGTGGTAAATTAGATTTGACTGAAGAAGATAGAATTTTACTTGAGAAGTTAATGAAAGAAGATGATGAACCCTCATCAGAATCCGATACCAAAAATTATAAAATGTAATGGGTAAGGTTAGTACACTTAGAAATAAAATAAAGTCCAAGATAGAGGTAATTAAGAAGATTAATGATAATCCAAAATTATCCTCTGATAACTTGTACGATCTTTATGGGGAAGGTGTGACTAACGTAGATAAATTATTACAAAGTAAAATAGGTGGTCTAACATCTAAATTTAGTAAGAAAAGTAACGAAAATAAGGAGAACATATTCGGGTCATTAATTGATACTGCATCGGGATTCCTTAATTCTAAATCAAATACGATACAAGTCGGTGATAAATTAATCACAGGTAACAAAATCAAAAGATATGCGTTACAATCTGCGGATAAAACCCTTAAGTCAGGTAAACAAATAGTACAAGACAGTGTTAAGGAAGTTTTATTTGTAGATTCAGATACAAGTATTTGTGGTGTTGAGACAAATATGCCAAGTGATTCTATGATAATCAAACCGACTGAAATAGATTTTCTTGAAATGTTACAAACTGAACCAACTTCGAAAGTTGGTCAGATCATGTACGAGGCACCCTCACCATCTTATGGAACAACCAAAATGAATAGAGATCTATACGGGTCTTTTAATGGTCCATATACCTTTTCATCAAACCAAGGACAATCGATGTTTGACATGAATTGGAACTCATCGTTACAAGAATGGAATGTGTCGGGTCTTCATCAAGGAGGGGGTAATAATGTACCTAAGGTAGGTGATTTTGTTTCACAATATTACGATTCAATAGAAACCCCTGATTTAAATTACATTATTAAAACAAGTATGTTAATGACTCTTCAAGGTGATGGTGAAAACCCACAGATATTTGATGAAGCAATTAACGGTCTTAATAGATTATGTAATAAGTTATTTAAAATATGTGGTCAAGAAGAACAAAGTAACTTAATACAAACCACAAGTCAACAATTTTCAGAAAATGACTTAGATGTTGAATCTTATTTTGATTTTGCAGATGTAGAAGGTATTGATTTAGACGACGAGGACGCTAGATATAGAAAAGTTTTAAGGTTTGTTGATTGTGGTAATTTTGAAGTACCATCATCCTCTTCAAACTTCGAGGATTTTGTGGTCCTCTCTCAAAATGGGAATTTAGATCAATTAGTAAACAACACATTAGAAGATGCGGCAAGAAACGCACTATTAAATTCGGGGAGTGATCCCAAACTAATTGACAATATAAATCTTGAACTAATAAACCTTTTTGTATTAAATGTTCCAAAGGCAATTGTAAGTGCATATTTAGGACCTAAGATATTTTTACCTTTAGTTATAGCATGGAAACAATTAACAAACTTTGCTGGTTCCGTTAAAGACCTAATGAAAAAGTTCTACAAACTTTTCTACAAGATAATCAAAAACGTATTTTGGAAATTTATAGAGGAATTTTGGCAACTTATTAAAAGAGATTTATTAGCGTTTGTTACTGCAATCGTTGCAAAAATATTATTAAATAAGTACAAACGATACATTACAATATTAACGGCATTAATTAGTCTTTTGAGAAGGATATTAGCAATGGGTATAAAGAGTTGTGCTGATTTATTCGGTGCGGTAATAGACTTAATTAATACGGCATTAAGGGTCGGTGGACCAAAAGTAAATATACCAGGGATTTTATTAGGACTCTCTGACTTTTTACCAGGTTATAGTGCAGATAGAGCATTTATGAACGCAACAGAAAGAATGTCTGCATCAGGATTAAACACAGGACCTGTTTATGGTGAACCTAATGAAATGATTTCAATGGTAAAAAGTATTATTGATGGGAATCAAGAAGAAATTGACACAAACTCCTTTGTTAAAGTGGGGAATAAAATGATAACCGTACCAACACCAGTAGGTCCAATAGTGATCCCACCAGGTATTATTAATAGTGCAGGTAAAATCTTATAATTATGGATGTAAACAAAATTCAAGACATTGTAGAAAACCCTCAAGATAAATCAAATAAAGATTTAGGGGAATGTGAAAAATTCTTGTATGTGGAGTTTGAGAAAACAAAAGATCAGATAGTCACACTTACAAGATATTTGGACAAAGTAGAATCGTCCTATAATTTAATAAACGAAGAACTTTCAAACAGATTTAAATAATGTCAATAATCTCTTTAGCGATAGTCACCGATAACAGTGACCCAAAAGGTATAGGTAGGGTACGTATCAAACCTAAGGGGATGATGACGGGTGATGTTGAACGTGCTATTGATTATGATTTATGGACTGAGAAGGATCCTTTTGTTGCCAATCCTTTTCTACCAACTAATCTGAATTTTGTTCCTGAATTAGGACAAACAGTAAAACTACTTACATATGATCCCGAAAATCCACTAATAAATAGAGAATATATTTCGGGTCCATTTACCACGACACACGATTTTAATTCACAAATAGGGACAAGACAAGTAGAGAACACCTCATACGGTAATGTAGTTAAAAAAATGAAAGATATATTCACCAAAGACGGTGTATATGTTAAAGAAAAGTCTGAAGGAAGTATTGCAAAAAAAGAGGATTACGCAATCTATGGTAAATATGGTTCAGACATATTATTCACTCAAGATGGGATTAACTTAAGAGGTGGTAAGTTACTTAGTAAAGACGCTGCAAGTGATAAGGAAAAGGTTGATATAGTCAATTTTCCTATTATGTCCGATAAAATGTCTCTACTATCATTAAAAAAATTCGGTGTCAAACAGATGTTTGAAGAAATTGAAGAAGTAATTAAGGAATTACCAATAAAAAAATTACAATACGTTGTTGAGTATATGGTCGATAGTGTGAATAATCCATCAACAATATATTGGTTTGTATATGAAGTGAAAGACGTTTATGGTGATGTATTTCTTACGAGTGTTTTTAATACAAATACCGCAAGACCAATATCTTCATATTCGACAGCAACAAAATTAATCAACCTTGATGATACCACATCAACACCAACCTTTACTCAAAGTGTAAGTTCATATGAAGAGTGTTATGTTACAATAAGAAACACTATTTGTAGGTTGAGTAATGAATCTTTAAGTTCATTTGATGGTAGATTACCTAACAAGAAATTACATCCTTTTTACTTCAGACCAGACCAAGGACTCAATGATGAAACATTTTTAAGTAATATTAAACCTGATGGTTGTACTGCCGAAATTTACAATGGTGCAGGACTAATTTTTGACTTAAATGAACCAATACCTAAAGAAAAAGAGAAAAAAAGAAAAGTAAGACGTTTAAAAACTCTTTCTAACAGACAAGAACAATCTTTTGGTACATTATCATCAGATAAAATATACTTTATATCGACCGAAACCAATGAAGTTGGAACTAAGTCGATACCATTTGGTAAATTAAACAAGTATGAATACACCCAAGAAGACTTACTAACTAAAATTGAACCTAATACCTACGCAACAGTGAGAGGTGAAACTCTACTTGCCTTTATAGATCAATTAGTTAGAGTAGTGGCGGGTCACGCTCATAATCCGACCAAACCTATGGTCAAAAATGGTTACCCTGATTGGGATAAATTAATGAATCTTTACCAAACTCTTGAAAATGATATACTAAATAAATCGATTAGAATAAACTAATAGATATTTATATAGAAAGAGTTTTTAAAGATGTCATACTTTCGTTCATATTTTAATAAAAATAATACAATAATTAAGAATAAAAAGGTTAACACCGCGAAGAACCCGTCAACGGAAATTTTCTACGGATCGGGATTCTCTAAATTCTTATTTACTGTAGACTTTGATGATGTAAAATCAAAGGTCACAGATGGTACGTACGTTTTAGATGGTAATACTAAACATGTACTCCACATGACAAATACTATATTTGGTGATGAAACTTTTCTTGGTGCTAAAAGAGGCACGGGTAGAGAAAGAACATCGTCATTTAAACTAATCTTATTTCAGATAACAGAGTATTGGGATGAAGGGGTTGGATTCGACTATGAAGATTCAGGATCCGACTTCACAACAGGAAATGATACATTCGATGTAAGACCGTCAAACTGGTTCAACAGAACCACGCTAGATTCTTGGTCTTATGACGGTGTATATACGAACAACCCAACTATCATATCATCACAACAATTTGATAATGGAAATGAAAATATTGAAATGGATATTACATCTTATGTAAATGATATTCTAACAGGATCCACAATAAATTACGGTTTAGGTATTGCGTTTGATCCTTTATATGAAACGATAACTCAAGAGGTAGACCAATCAGTGGCGTTCTTTTCAAAATATACACAAACATTCTTCGAACCTTTTGTACAAACAACTTTCGATGACAGAATATTAGATGATAGACAAAATTTCATTGAGAAAACAAATCAAAATCTATTTCTTTATGTAAATAAGGAAACCAATTTCTTTGATTTGGATAATATTCCATCTGTAGATATTCTTGATTCAACTCAAACACCTATAAATGGTCTTACAAATTTAACAGTTGATAAAGTAAGAAAAGGTGTTTATAAAGTGACTTTTGGTATTAACGGGTTAATTTGTGACGGAAAAAGATTTTTTTACGATGTATGGAAAGGTATTAATGTAGAAGGAAACACATTTCCTGATATAACACAAAAATTTATACCAAAACCATACTCATCTAAATTTAGTCTTGGTGAAAATCTATCTGAACTTAAAAAATATATAGTACAATATTCAGGTATCCAACAGAATGAGAAGATAAAATCTGGTGAAGTTAGAAAGATCACCGCAAAATTTAGAACAATATCGGAATCAAACGATGTTCTTTTTGATGAAGTATTCTATAGAATATACATAAAAGAAGGTTCTACCCACGTAAATGTATTTGATTGGACATATTTAGATGTAACCAATGAAAATAGTTTTGTAATTGATACATCTATTCTTATTCCAAGAGAATATTTTATTGAAATAAGAGGTATAAAACACAATGAAGAAATCTCGTATAAAGATGAGATTACTTTTGAGATTGTATCAGAAAAATAAACTATTTAAAATAATATGATAAAAAATCAAGACAACGGGAACACACAACTCAATGATATCAGAAATGATTTTAATGACCGAGTTCAAACGAAATCATTTATGGGTCGTACCAATAGAGTTATTTGGGCAAATAAAAGAAGATTCAGGACAATTTAATTAATCAAAAAAAAGTTATGGAATTAGAAAAAATTATTAAAAGTCATATAAAACAATTAAAAGAAGGGATCACAACTGAGGGTGGATCAACACCAAACTATATGTTCTTTAGTAACCTTAAACAAATTCACAGACAATGTGAAATATTATTAGAGTTAGATAAAGACATTATTGATCATATTTTATTGAATGGTCATGATTGGGCTGACGATCACGTTAGTGTCGCTAAAGAAAATATGGACCAAGTATTAGATTTTCTCATGAACAAGACTGAAGATGACGTTCATGATGAGATACATGAAGGAAAAAAGAAGAAAAAGAAGAAGAAGAAAAATACTTTATGTTCAAGAGGTTTATCTGCCGCTAAATCTAAATTTGATGTTTACCCAAGTGCTTATGCTAATGGTTATGCTGTACAAGTGTGTAAAGGAAAAATCAAAGGATTAGACGGTAAAAAACGTTGTTCAGGTTCTTATTGTAAAAAGAAAAAGAAATAATGAAAGTACAGTGTGAAGGTTGTGAATGGAATTGGGACTTATCCAAAGGAGGTGACGATCCATACGTGTGCCACAAATGTGGTGAGGACAACACGGATCTTTACATGCGAAAAATACGAGTAAGTAAAGAAGACCAACAATACATTAACGAGTGTCTTGAAAGTGGGGAAGTATTAAAAGAAGATCTTGGGAGATGGTTCAAAGAAAAATGGGTTGACGTTTCAAGAAAGATTGATGGTAAACACCCACCTTGTGGTCGTAAAGACGCTGATGGTGATAAGAAACGAAAGGGTTACCCTAAATGTAGACCATCTAAAAAAGTTAACAAAAGAACACCTAAAACCTCAGGATCCTACAATAAGAAACAAAAGAGGAAAATGACAAGACAGAAAAGACGTGCAGAAAGGAAAAGTAACAAAGTAGGAAAAGGAAATACACCAACATACACAAGTATTGATGAGAGAAGAATAATCTCCTTAGTATTTAACAATTTAGAACAAAAAAAATTAGACATACAACAACCTAAACTTAACTTAGTTAATGAATCAAAAGTACTAAGTGAAGGGTTACAATACCATATCAACAATAACCTACCAATCGTCGAAAACGTATATAGGATCTATTCTAACGAATTCTTCAACATTTACAATGAAGTACGTCAGTTAGTAGAAGATAATGTCTTAGAAGTCTCAGGAATTGATTTGGACCTAATTAAAACCGATATCGGAGAAACAGGACTTTATGAAGGAGAAGAGGTTTATTTAGACATTCCATTTATAGAAAATCAAGATGAACATTTACTTGAGGCCAAACATAGGGGAAAGAATGTTAAGTTAAACAAACCTTTCAGAACACCAGGTGGACCTAAGAAATTTGCGGTATATGTTAAAACACCAAAAGGTACAATTAAGAAAGTAACATTTGGTGACCCTAAAATGAAAATAAGAAATAATAATAAGGCTGCCGCTAAATCCTTCAGAGCACGACATAAGTGTAGTGAGAAGAAAGACCGTACTAAATCGGGGTATTGGAGTTGTAATATTGTACGATACCGTAAAGCGTTAGGTATAAAGTCTTCAAATCCTTGGTAATATGAAACTACTTGATCTTATTGAATACGATTATCTAAGTCCGCCTGATTATCCCGAACCCGAAAGAGAAGGTTTCAGGAATGACGAGTTAGATGATATTGAAAATATCTTTGATTTTATTGGTCGTGATAATAAATGGGGGTGGACAGTTGTCCAACTGAAGAACACTGAAACATTTTTTGTGTGTATCGATGATGAGTTAGAGGATGATTATTATTATGGAGAGTATTACTCAGAAGAATATGATACAGATAATGATGAATTAGTACCCTTAAGTTATGAGGTGTATTGTTCTCATAGATATCAAGTAGGTGAGATATCGAAAGACTTTGACAGTTATGAAGATGGTAAAGGACCACTTAAAGTAACAAACAACTCACTAAGGGAAATGTATGTTTATGACAAAGATATGTACTTAGCGATTGTATCAATAATTAAAAAACATAACTCTAAGAAAATTCCCCATGGAAAACGTAGATAGAATTATTGAAATGGCATGGGAAGATAGAACCCCCTTTGATGCAATAGAATTTCAATTTGGTGTCAAAGAGAATGAAGTTCGTAAAATAATGAGAACTCATATGAAAGACTCCTCATTTAAGATGTGGAGAAAAAGAGTTAAAGGTAGAAAAACAAAACATCAAAAACTTTCCGAATCTACTCGGTTTAAATCTAAAAACCAAAAACTGTGAAAAAGACCCTACCTTTTAGAGAAGTACTTTCGGATAATTACAGTACAAGGATATTTTCTGAGAACTTAAATGAATCGGAATTAAAGTGGCACTTTGATAATGAGTACAGGGAAGTTACTTTTTTACATGAAACTGATTGGAAATTCCAAATGGATAATGAATTACCCATAGAAATTACAAAAGATCTCAAGATTATAATACCTGAGGGTCAATACCATAGAATATTGAAAGGTACGGGTGATTTAAGAGTTAGAGTTAGAAAAATTAATAAAACTCGACTTCTACCCCACACTCATGAAGTAAAGCAATAGAACGTTCTTGGTTCTCTTTCCACTTACTTAAATTTTTAGTCGTACAATGTTCCTTACAAACTATTTTTATTACTCCCGATTGTACTAAACCACGTGCACAATCCATACACGGTAACCCTGAAGTGAGATATGCGGTCGATTTCTTTAAGGATACTCCAATTCTTGCCGCATTATATATTGCATTTCTTTCTGCATGTTCAAACCAATAATATTTTTCGGGTCTTTCTTGTCTCGAAACTTTATTGTCATTTAGACCTCTTGGAAATGAATTATAACCCGTACTAAGGATTTCTTTATCTTCTCCGACTATTACACAACCTATCTGTGTCTTAATGTCTTTAGATTTCTCCTTTACTTGTTCCGCAATATTAATAAAATATTCTTTCCATACCATATGATATAGTATACGAAAAATAGAGCATAAAAAAAAGGGGACAATGTCCCCTTTCTTAGTTTTTAGAATAATTTTAAGAAATATTATCTTAAAGTATCTAAGTTGAATGTTTGTAAACCTTTTACATTGATCACACCAAAGTATCTGTTGTTGACCATTTTCTTAGCGTATCTGGTCATGATACCTTTGATCGGTGTAAAGTTGAATGGGTTATACATTGTAGGAGTAAGTTGTAATGGTACGTAAGGTGCGTAAATGTACCCTGCGTCTAACAACGACTTACCTTTATGTCCTACTAACACTTTCCCTGCTGGGAAGTAAGGATCTCTAAACACTTGGTATCTTCCTGCTAAAGTACCAACTTTCTCAATACCCATATTGTACTGATCTTGTT